CCGCTGCGACAAATCCGCTGATCTCGATCCACTGTCCTGTCACGAAAGAGGCGAATGAAGACCATTCTGCATAAATGGAACCAGTGATATCGAAGATAAGATCATTTCTTGTGGAAGCAATTGCTGTCGACCAATCGGACCACAATGCTCCAGCCATTCCAACTGTGTCAAGCGCACCGTAAGAAAGTTCGAAATTAAACCCTCCGCCGGGATCCGCGCCTGTCTGAATCAGGTCGGTTGTTTGCCGATCATCCCTGATTTCAGCACTTTCAATGTGACTTACGTTGTAGGAGAAAGTTTCTCCTGTGAACCGAAGTTCAGTCAAGGGCGTTGCGGCCGCTGCAGGCATAAGCCCCCAAACAGCTTCTTCTACCCAGGCTATTCCGGTTCTGTTCGCATCTGATTTACCCATAATACGTCCTCCTGATGGTTTATGGTTTTGCCCCCGTTACGATACTCTAAAAAACTTCGTCCCTCTGGAACGGAACGATTATGTTCAACTGGTAATACCCATCTTCATTACCCACTTCTTCAATTCTCGGTGCTCTGAAAATAATTCCAGAAAGCGTTTGACCTCTGAATACTGCGGCAATTTTATCAGCATTTTTTTTTGCTGTTGCCGTTCCGGTTCCTTCCGGAGTCATAAGAGCAATACTGAGAAACCCTGCTGCTCTGAATAAAGGACTGTCACCAAGAGAAGCCTGATCTTCAAATGCATGGACGATCCTGAAAGATACATATGTCTGCTCGTCTTCCGGTTCGAACTTTACGTTTTCCCATGCGATATCCGTTGTCGCGAAACTGGCAGAAATCATGCCAGCGAAAAACATTGGTTCGATTAACGCTCTTTCAGATTCATATCCCATTACTGTAAACCCATTTTCATTTTGGTTGCTTCATACGCTTTTGTATATGGGAAATAACCAAAATGACCATCCGCATTTTCGCCTGATGGCGGCCATCCGTATTCAACATCTAACGCGTAAGGAATATTATTTGTGATATAAACAATATCATTTCTATTTTTAATAAACTTCAATTTACCAGTTAAATATGCCATAGCGTTTACGACAACAGTTGCTTTTGGTCTTACTGTACCATCCGGCATTAAAGTTAAAGTGGTGGTGGGGTTGTTTACTCCAATTTTATTACTTAGAATGTACGATCCAGAAACACATGGAGAGGCATGAAGAATTGTCGTAAAAACATCTTTTGTGGCTTCTCTTAATGCGAATATGCCTTTGAGATTAAGCTCTTCCTTCCATGCGTTTATGCCATCTTTAAAGATTTTTATGTTTGCTCCATGAACAGCCATTATGCTTTCCTTAATTGAAAGACCCACATGGCATCAGCCGGGTCGATCTGGATATTCAAAATCTGAAGTGTCTCACCACTTCTCAAAACTTCATCCGTCATCTTCGGAGTAGGTGTTAACTTAAGTTTTGCGATCATACCTTTTCGATCATTTGGTTTTGCTCCTTCAGGAGCCTCAAACGCTTTGTAAAGATCGAAGATCATGTAAACAGCATACGATGTATCGGTTTCCGCTATTGCTCCGGATAAAGGAGTATACCCTGCAGTGCCTTTGCTGATAAACGTACAGGCTACAGCAAGATCATCCTCGAAAGCAGTGAAGACACTGGAAACAGCCTGTTGTAATGCGTCTGCTATGCCCATTTATTTTTTCGCTTTCTTCTGCTGCAAATAAATCCGTCCGGTCGGTGTTGACTGATTACTTCCGGCCAGGACAAGACCTCTTCTTTTAGGCTTTATTTTTTTCATGTTCTTTGCTTTTCTAAGAATTGCCATTACGCCCTCACAAGAAATCGTTGTCTGTTCGATGCTTTAACGGCACAAAAATCAACCATTGTGAAAACAGTGTTCGGAATAGTGGACTGTCTATCCCACTTATTTATCGTAACGTCCACGGTACCAGCCTTGATCCGACTGAACCCTTTGGTAGCATTTTCTGCTGTTCTATCAGAAGCAATCAAATAAGCGGCAAACTCCGCCACAGCCTCCTGAAGGAAAGTAGGTATTTCGTCAGAATCAATGGCATAGCCGGCACGATCATATGCACCGTCCCGAGGCCACTGCATTGCCTGATCTTCATCATACTTATAGCCCGACCATTTTAAAAGCTGGTCAAGCAAACGGGATGCCCAGGAAAGAGCAATTCTTTTATCCGCATCGGTTGCAGCATCCCATGTGGTTGGATAAAGACGAGAATCCCAATAATTCTCAGCAGTGGCCAAAGAACAATAACTGTTTGAATTGGTTGCGCCGTCGCCATATTCTACAACTGACGTAAAAGCCATTTTTTATTCTCCAAGCGCAATGTAAGGTGTTTTTACAAACCCGTTCATAGTATCAGTCGATGACATTTTTACTTGGATTTTTTACCGAAATTTTCCATTCCCGGAATCTCAGTTTCTTCTTTTACCCGGGTACTTTTTGCAGCCTTTGGCTCTTCCGGCTCTTCTTTTTTTATGGTAGCCGGATCAACACGAGAATATAACCCGGTAGAAAGAGCTTCATTTGCATCGATCGGATACTGAAAAGTTATCTTTATTCCAGCTTTGTCCCACAGATAAATAGGCATTGTTTTATCTCCTTTTAAAGATTAACTACAAATTTGTTTTCCGGAGTAACAATATTATAGTTAATGTCGTCCGGAAAAGGTTGGGTAAAAACTTCAGGATATGTCTTTGCAAGTTCTTCTTTCAAGTGAGGCATGATATTTTTGAGCTCCGGGAGTTTTACGAACGTGTCAGCAAAACTTTGAAAACCTTCTTCTGAGGCCTTACCGTAAAAATCCGCTTTAATGCCATCACAAAAAACAGGAATACATTTTGACAATGCGATTTTAAAAATGTCTCTCATGTACCGCATTTCTTTCATGTAAGCCAGGAGCGCGTTATAAAGACAAAACGCCATTGATTCACCGCTGTTGGAAAACATGAACGTGTTACCGCGGCCGATAGGGTTATCCCTCAACTCCATACAAAAATTGATAAATAGTTTTGTGTATTTAATCACGTTTTCCTTGTCATTGACGGCGGCATAATATTCAACGGCTACCCTGGCTGTGTCAATGTTTCCGCCGTTTGAAATTTCAATGCATTCATCGAGATATTCTTTCGCGGAAGTTATGTCGCCATGTTTCATGGACAATCTTATTAAAGTGAAATAAACAGAGAAATTAAAATTGTTGTCACCATGTTGAAGGAGCACCTCTTTTCTGTTTATGTATTCCTTGCAACATTCAATGGCTTTTTCCTCTTGACCGTTTATGGCGTAATATTGACTCAGATAAAAATGAACCATATGGTCTTCTGGATCTTCGAGGCGTTTTAAAAGGAGAGGATAGGATCTTTCATTTTTCTTTTTGTTTTCTTCTTCCGTAAGATCATATCCATAATGCCGAATAACCAATCCTTTCAAGAGGCCTGCCATCGAATCTGGAATCACCTTCGGTTGATTGTGAACTGCATGAATATATTCTACATGGTTGCGCTTAAAAAAGCGGACTGTGGAAAACTCCATGATCTTAACGGTTTTTTGAATGTCATGAAGTGTCAAAGCCGCACAATAAAGGTTTTTTGCTGATACTTTTGTCAGCATCGAATGAAGAGCTTTTTTATCGTAATTTTGTTCAAAAACAAACTCTTCATCAGCGTCAATAATAAACAACCAGTCAGACGAGGCATGCTCGATTGACTGGTTGCGGTGTACCGAAAAATCCTGCTGCCACGGATGAATAAAAACCTTGGCTCCAAACTCTTTCGCTATTTCAATGGTGCGGTCCTTGGACCCTGTGTCGACTACAATGATTTCGTCGACTATATCTTTTATCGAATTCAAGCACCGAGCGAGGTTCTTTTCTTCATCCCTGACCATCATGCAGGCTGATATTGTAAGCCCCGTTTGTTCCCGCATTGGTCAATCCCCTTTCTAGGGTATTTGGATTTTAGTGAAGTCCGGCCAAGAACGCCATATAAGTAAATGTCCCCATAGAACCTGCAATTTGTGAGGCGACCCTTGCGTACCGGTACAAGCTGTCTCCGTACATGTTATGGAATGGCATCTTGTAACGCCCTGCTTTCTTCTGATT